CTGCTCGACCCGGTTATCTCCATGTCCACCGGCCTGCCGTCGCTCGACGAGGTGTGCTTTGGGACTGGCGGCAAAGGGCTCGCGGCGGGTTGGTATGTAGTTTTGGGCGGCGCGAGCAATTCAGGCAAGACAAAGATGGCGCTCAACCTTTACCAACGTGCCGCGCTGCAAGGTTGGATGCCCGGCATTATCACGATGGAGGTGCCCAAGCGCGCACTCCAGCGCACGATGTACAGCAATATCACCAGCTTCGGCTACTACGATATGCTGCCTGACCGCTGGCTATCCTACACTGGTGAGACAGCGGACGCCAAGTCTCGTAGGCTGATGGAGGAGTTGAGGCAGTACAGCCTTCAAGATGTCGAGCGCGGTATGTATGTTGCGGAGTTCCAGCGAGCACCGACGCTTGCTGACATCATGTCCGCGTGTACTGCGCTGAAGGAGTCAGGCTGCAAGGTCATCTTCCTAGACCATTTACAGCTCATTAAGGCGAGTGCTGAGAATGTCGCGGACAGGGCTACGGACATCTCTGAAGAGCTTCGGTGGTTTGCTCACGGCGAGGGCATACTCGTGGTCGCGCTATCCCAGCTCAACCGTATGGCGTCTCGGGACCGCGACCGCAGGCCGACGATGCACGATTTGTACGGGGGCACCTCAGTCGAGAGCAATGCAAATATGTGTCTGCTTATTGACAGCAGTCGCCAGCTCCGCGACCCAGAGCACCCATGGATCCTGCGGACCTTCCTCCTCGTCGATAAAAACCGATCCGGTCCCAATAGGTTGGATATACCTGTACTAGCCGATTTCAAGACAGGGCTATGGACAGAGGCCGAGGAGGAGGAGCTTGGTATGTGGCCTGGGATGGAAGATCAATAGAATTAAGGCGGTCGAAGATTTATGTGAGTACACCGCGAACCTGGTGTCAGCGGCCTACGGCATGACGATTGGACTTAGGTTAGCGACTGGGATCTGGGGTGATTTTGGCACGCCACTAGCTTATCCACTGTACGCAATCATATCGGTCGTCACTCTGTTATTAACTCTTTGGTGTTGGGAGGACTAAATGGGCAAGATCAAAAACGAGCGGTTCAAGCGGCTCGACAAGCTCGGTTTCGATGGCGTGGTTGAGGTATACTTGCGGGAAGGCTCGGTGCAGAAACTCTGTAACGAGGTGTTCGCCGGTACCGTGCACAAGGATTGGCCGGACTCCAACCCTACGAAGGGTCTGTTCTACGCTTGGCTACGCGAGCGCGAGCTATTTAACCGCTGGCAGATGGAGGCCAAAGCGATGCGTGCCGAGGGGCTGCTAGAGGAAAGCCTGGAGGCGACAGAAGGCGTAGATGAAGATAACGTGCGGTCGCGCAGCTTCGTGGCGCGGCAAAAGCTGGATGTCGCGAAGGCTTTGGACAGATCACTGTCAGGCAAAAGCGTAGACATCACGTCTGGCGGCGAGAAACTCGGTGGTGCCCGTGAGGTAGAGCTGTTGATGGAACTCAGCGCCTTGGCTAAAGAGCTGATGGCACCACCGGCACAGCGTCAAATTGAGACAGTTGAAGCAGAGGTGATTGATTCGCCACTGGCGCAGGAGGGCTCGTGAGCCGCGTTTTAACGCCTTGGTTCATCTTGGGGGTACCATGACAAGGGTAAGGGTGCCCTCGGCCCTCCTACCCCCCGTGAAACGCCCGAAAGGAGTATTATGATGGGTAAGGGTAGCGCCAGGTTGCATGATCGGACGCAAATCTCGTCGGAGGAGCTTGCAGATCGCTGGGAGAACACTTTCAAAAACAACAAGGGGGGGGTAAGTGACGACGGCAAAAATGAAGTATGTTTGAAGATTAAAGGTCAGAATGTTTTTGAAAACTCAACTTAAGCAAAAAGCCTAGTTGACTGAGCATTGGGTGAGGGGTCAATAGCTGACAAGTCACCTAAATCCGGACACAAAAAGACCCAAGCCAGGGAGCGCCCCCGGCTTGGGTCTTTTGCGTCTTGCCCCTAGCCCGCTGGCGGAATCGTGCGTGAACGCCGAGGGTTGTAGGAATTGTTACAATTGGGCCAAACGGTTGCAGCTTAACACTTTACAGCGCAGCCCGGTTTTGTGTGCGTTAAAAAGGATCACGCCGAGGCCCTTGACAAGTAAGTTTTGCCCTTACATTCCCTCTCGTCGGCAGGAAACCACCACGTAGGAGGCATCAAATGTTCATCCTGACCCACGCCAACGGCGACATTGCAGAGTTCATTGATCTTGGCGATAACGTTCTGGTCACCGAGATCATCGGCGGTGAGATAGACCCCGAGGTGAGGCTCCCGAAGGAGGTCGCTCGCGGTCTGTGGAAGGCGTTCGTGGCTCAGGGCTTCCGCCGAGACCGCGACGCAGAGGGCGACGGCTGGGAGGAGCACTGGATGGCGTCTCGCTGCTACAAGCACGAGGAAGACGACGATTACAAGTCCGAGCAGTATGCCGAGACTTACAACGACGCTCGCATGTTTGGCTACGATCACGCCGATGCTGCTTTCTGCGCCAGCCAGCACGTTCGTGGGGAGGCGTACTGAGATGAGCACGAAACAGAGGAATTTTTTTCGGTGCGTGACGGACTGGGCCTATTCGGAAGCGTGTGTGAAGGGCGTCGTGTTGGAAGCTAGGCGCGAGTTCTACGAAAACGGTGAGTTCCACCTTGAGTTCAACATTGACGGGAGGCTAGTGCGTGCCCCTTCGGTGTTCTTTGATGAAGCCCAACAAGGAGGCAACTGAGATGAGCTACGAGACGGAGTACCGAGCGGCATACTGGATCAGCGACGACAGGCAGGGCGAGGTCAGGCTAACGGGACCAGAGCACTGCCACCTCTCCGACGCCGACCTGATAGCGGAAGCCAAGGCGGAGATAGCGAGAGCCGGTATTCGAGCGGTTGGCGGCGAGATTCAAGTCGGTAGTTGGGTGGAGGTGCTTGGATGATGCGCGAAGCGTGGTTCCGAATTCTCCTCTCCGCGCTCGCTTACGCCGCGCTCCTGTCGCTGGCACACGCCGCCGTCCTACTGGGGGTATGACTATGACAGGCGAAAGGTACCGCCGCGCTAGGCTCCTCCTCGGTCTGACCCAGCGCAAGCTTGCGGAGTATCTGGGCGTCCATCCACAGACGATTAGCGATAGGGAGCGTGGCAAGCACCCACTAACTCGCGAAGCTTGGCTAGCGATCACCAACAAAGAGATTAGAGCGCGGGACGACGAGAGCGGGTAGGGTTACGCGCGCTCCTGATAAGCCTATATAGGCTATAGCCCACTAGCGGTGATATACTGCTAGTGGGTTTAGCGTATGGATACTGATAGCCCCATAGGGCTCATAGGGCTCATAGGGGCTCATAGGAGGGATAGAGGGATAGAGGGATAGAGGGATAGAGGGATAGAGGGATAGAGGGATAGAGGGATAGAGGGATAGAGGGATAGAGGGATGGAGGGATGGAGGATTGGCCCTGGGCGTTCCTAGGCCGTTCGCCCTAGCGCCAGCCCGGCGCAGGCGCGAAACCTGTCCAAGGGGTGAACAGCGCCGAGCCCGAACGCCAAGCTAGTTGAGAATAGCGCACGCCCATAGCTAAAACCCTAGCGTTTAAGCCATTTCCTACTTCGTATAATAAATATTATGTTGGGTTGACGGGCTGGACGGGTTGAACCAAACCGAATACCCCCCCCCTCGACTCCAACCGGGGGGCGGGTGCTTGGGCAGCCCCACACATATCTCGGGAGACGCCTGACGCCCCAATCTCAGGGGAATTACGGACTTGACCGTTTCGGTTCAACCCTTCGCGGGCCGCTATGCCAATCGCCTTCTGGTGGTTGTTCTAAAAATTTTTTATTACAAATTCAGGAAACCCCCTTTACAAGGCGAGCGTACTATGCCCTTAGCGGAGCTGGAGGATTTAACGATTCAACTGCGGGCTCACGCGAAGAACGAGCCATTCGGTATACGCAGGAACATGATGAGGGCGGCGGCAGATGCGATTGATGAGCTGTTGACCAGGGATCACTCCGTTAGTGAGCTGTCGGGAGGCTCTATGGAGTATGCAGCGGTTCGCCAGTTCCTGCTCTCCCGCAAGGTGAATCTGATGGGCTGGCAGTGGCAGAGGTTGGAGGGTGCCGTCACGATGAGGGAGGAGCCAGCTACTGGCGACTGGGTTAAGTTATGAGGCTAATCAGCGTGCCGCACACTGGCACGGTGTTCACGAGGGAGTTACTCGACTCATGGGGTGTGAAGCACACTAGCCACCACACTGATGATTTGGGTTACCCGCTCTCTTATGTATCGGAAGGCACACCGATAGTGGTGCCACATCGCGACCCGATGTTAGCGGAGATCAGCAGGGTGAACCGGGGCAGTGGCCTGCCGGTGAAGGAATGGAGCAAGGTCAGCCCTTGGGCGGACAGGCTGAAGTATGGTCATGTCCATTGGTTTAGGGTGCCACCAGGCGCGGTGGATATTGCCAACTTGGCGTGGTTTTGTGGTTTGGATCACATCCCAAAGTGGGGCTCGGCTGCACGCAACACCTCCACCGATCCTAATGGGTTAAAGCAACGGTACGCGAAGGGTGACATTGACGAGAGTTTGCAACCTGCGTTTGACTGGCTGCGCGGTGCGGCTGATGTTCAGGATCTGTTCAAGTGGCTAGGCTATAACCCCACGGACATCCCGTGGATGGAGGCGGCATGAGGATTTTAGCTGGAGGGCCTACCCGCAGCGTCCAGGCCCCTATTTGGAAGGCTCACCGCGACTGCTTACTAGGCCAGCGTTTGTCGAGTGAGTACACGCTTGATGTTGACCACCAGGAGTGCCCTGATACGGGTGGCCCGAAGTGGGATGGCAGGAAGATGGAGCAGGTGGGTAGGGTTCGTCAGGGCTTTATTGATAGGGTGAACAGTGGCGGTGAGCATGACGCGCTGTTCTTGGTGGATGACGACTTGTTACTTGGCGATTGGGTGCTCCAGCGGATGTTGGACACGGACGCTGATGTCGTGTATGGTGTTTTTTTGAGTAATTGGGGCAACAACCTGACGCGCAAGCCCCAGGTCTGGGATGTGTCACCCTACGGCCAGACTCCTGAGCTGGAGGCAAAGTTGGCTGAAGGTATGTCTATCCTGGGCTCGGATTTTGGTTTTGATATGCTGATGGGCGAGCCGAGGGAGGTTGAGGTTTTTGGCGGAGGCGCGTGTACGTTAATTCGTGGCAAGGGTCTAGAATCTCGGTACGCGCCACTCCTCGAATCACTACGGCGGCGTAAGGGCGCAGATATGTGGGGCGGCGAGGACCGCACGTTCTGCTTGGGCCTTGAGGCGCGAGGCGTTAAGCAAATCGCGGTCACCGGCCTCCCGATTTTGCATTTGGACACACCTGAAAAGCAAGCCCCACCCGCGATTGAGGAGGCAAGTATGATGTTAAAGGCCGGATGGAGCTATGTAAATCCTCATGGCTGGCGAGGCGAACGCGAAAATGACTGATCCGGCGCAGTGCATGGTGCTCGCGGGCCTCGCGAAGATGATCGGGGCACGCACGATTGTGGAGGCGGGCACATACCGAGGCGCAGCCGCGAGGGCGCTAGGAGAGCACAACCCCGAGGCACGGGTCTGGACGGCGGACATCGTGGAGCGCCCCGAGGTAGAGGACCTACCCCCAAACACCAGGTTTTATCACGGGGACTTCCTAGATATGCTTCACGCGATCAAGCAGCCCATTGATTTCGCGTACATAGATGCAAGTGGCGCGAGCAATAGAGAGACTGAGCTAAGGTGGAGCCACGCGCTGCACGTTCTGCCCAAGTTGAGTCCTCGCGGCATCATCGCGTGGGACGACACTTGGAGCCAGTGGGAGGGGGTAGATAAGATCAGGGCGTTTGCGAATATCAATGTTCTCGCGCTCAAGGGCCTATCGCTTTATCAGCAGCCAGAATGAACGTGCGAATCGCGAGCCTTGTAAAAGATGAGGCAGACAGATTCCTGCCACAGCTCCTCCCGGTCTGGCGTGAGCTTGGAGAGGTCTGGGTACAGATCGACGGCGCGACGGCTGATGTGGAGGCGCACGTTGAGCTACTTGAGCAGCACGGCTGCAAGTACACCTTCTATGATGGCACGATGGAGGACTGCGAATGGGCTGCACGCAAGCATCTATGGGACTGGGTGTCCCAGGGTGCTGAGTGGGTGGTTCACATGGATGCGGACCATATGCCAGCGGGCGATTTCCGGCCACACTTGAAGGGCAGTGCGGTCAACTTTCGTGTTTATGATATGTGGAGCGAGGACAAGTACCGGCAGGACGCTTGGTGGCGGGTACGCCCGTGGTGGCTCGCGATCAACGTCGAGCATTACCAGGAGCACGATTGGCACTGGAGCACTAGAAACTGGCACTCCGGTCACCTGCCACTGAACGCGAGTGATGTTGGCCCAGCGTGGGACATCCCAAGGGAGTGTTCCTTACTTCATTATGGATACGCCTCTGCCGCACTCCGCGAGCGGCACCATGCCGCGTACATGGCGAGGCAAGATTCACTGACGGACGCGGAAATCTTCCACGCACACACAATCCTGACCGACAACCCCCCGATGTACCCGCTGCCATTTGAGCCTGACTGGGAGTTATCCTTAGATGGAATTAAGTAAGGAGCAACTGCTAGTACTTCGCCTACAGCCGGTGAAGTTTGTGGAGCTGATGCTTGGCGCGGAGCCCAGGGAGCATCAGGCAGAGATCCTGAACTCGGTAGCGCAGGGCCGGAGGCGCGTATCCGTTCGCTCAGGTAGGCAGGTTGGAAAGACTGCGGTGCTCGCGTGGCTATCTATCTGGTTTGAGATGACAAGAGCAGACGCAAAGACAGTGGTGACCGCGCCTGCGTCAAGCCAACTTTCAGATGCCTTCGTGCCAGAATTCAAGAAATGGGTCGCCCGCCTGCCCGCGTCTCTGGCCGACAGGTGGGATGTCAAAATGGAGCGGATGGATTATCGGCTGATAGAGCGCCAGCCTTTTGAGAACTTCGTCACGATTAGAACCGCGAGAAAAGACAGCCCTGAATCGCTTCAGGGGATTAACGCGGAGGGCGGAACACTGGTGCTGGTGGACGAGGCGGCTGGTGTCGATGACACGCTATTCGAGAGCCTCTCGGGTTCAATGGCAAACGACAACAGTGTCATGGTACTGACTGGTAACCCGAACAGAAACACGGGCTATTTCCATAGCACACATACCGTTCTAAAGGATCAATGGCACACGCTGCACGTTAACTCGGAGGAGGTGCCCAGCGTATCACGCGAGTGGCTCGAAGAGATGCAGGTCAAGTACGGCGCTGGCAGTAATGCGTACCGCATCCATGTACTAGGCGAGTTCCCTACGGCTGACGACGATACTGTAATTGCGCGGGAGCTGATCGAGAGCGCGGTCGAGCGTGATGTTGGCCTGACCCGATCTGAGCCTAAGCTGTGGGGCGTTGATGTCGCGAGGTTTGGAGATGACAAAAGCGTGCTCGTGGAGCGGCAGGGCAACACGGTAAGCCGGGTAAGGTTGTGGGACGACTTGGACACGATGCAGCTCGCGGCGCAGATCAAAAGCGAATGGGATCTGCTCACATTTGACACCCGGCCAGATATGATCTTGGTCGATGTAATTGGAATCGGCGCTGGTGTCCTGGACCGTTTACGCGAGATGGGTTTGCCAGCTCGGGGTGTCAACGTGGCGGAGAGTCCTGCATTGGCAAAGGGGGCCTACGTTAAACTAAAGGACGAGCTATGGGATAAGTGTCGGGCATGGTTTGAGCGTAGAGACTGCCGCATCCCACGGGACACACACTTAGTGGAAGAGCTCGCGCTCGTAAAGAAGGACTACTCACCCGCCGGAAAGATGAGAGTCGAGAGCAAGAAGGAGCTAAAACGGCGCGGAGAACGATCACCGGACAGGGCAGACGCACTGGTGCTCACGTTCGCCCACACGGCTGCAAAGGCGCTCTATGGCAGCGCAGGTAAGGCTAGAAAGCCGCTACGGCGCAAAGTCAAGGGCGTAGTTTAAGGAAAGGGTTGACACAATAGTTTAGGCTGGCCTAAACTCTGCGACATGGATGAAGAAATCTATGGAGCAGAGTCGGGAGAAGGTCAACTCCCCGACCTACTGACCGACACAGAGCTGCACAGCATTGTCCGCTCGGAAATCGACGATGCCGTCAGTTTTATCGACCAAGAGATCGGTAGCCAGCGCGCTCGTAGCCTCGAATACTACCGTGGCGACCGTATCGGGAACGAGGAGGAGGGGCGCTCGCAGATCGTGTCCCGAGAGGTTCGTGACGCGGTACAGTCTGTACTCCCGAGCCTTATGCGCGTGTTTTTTGGCTCACAGCGGCCCGTGGAGTTCGTTCCGACTGGCCCTGAAGATGTCGCGATGGCGGAACAGGCGACCGACTATGTGAACTACATAGTGATGCAGGAAAACCCAGGCTTCGAGGTTTTCTATAGCGCGTTCAAGGACTCGCTGATGCAGAAGGCTGGGGTCGTGAAGTATTGGTTGGACGAGTCGGCTGAAATTGACTACCACTCGTTCACCGACCTGTCAGACGAGCAACTCGCGCTTCTTCTTGCTGAAGAAGGCGCTGAGATCGCTGAAATTAAGAGCACGCCCGAGCAAGAAGCTCTGGCAGTAGCGTTGCAGATGGGTGTTGAACCTCCCCAACGCCATGATGCTTTGATCAAGCGCACTGTCAGAGCCCCTCGGGTCCGCATCCAAGCGGTGCCGCCAGAGGAATTCCTAATCGACCGCCGTGCGCGGTCCATAGACGACAGCAGGATGGTGGCGCACCGTTCGCTCGTCAGGTTCTCTGACCTCGTCGCGTTAGGCTACGAGCCAGACTTCCTGGAGAAGCACATCAGTAACTCTGATGTCCTTGACGACTCACAGGAGGTCTGGACCCGCTACGATAAGCAGGGGGGCTACTGGCCTGGCGACTCCAAGAACCCAGACGAGCAGCGGATCTTGTACGTTGAAACGTATATCCGTATTGACTGGGATGGTGACGGGCTCGCAGAGCTGCGTAAAATCTGCACGGTCGGTGACGGCTATGAAATTGTAGCTAATGAACCGTGCTCTGACCGCCCATTCGCCGCGTTCTGCCCTGACCCCGAGGCCCATCTGTTCTTCGGTGAGGATCTGGCAGATCAGACCAAAGACTTGCAGGAGATCATCACCTCTGTTAAGCGGAACGTGCTCGACAGTCTCGCGATGTCAATCCATCCCCGCACGGCTGTGGTCGAGGGGATGGCAGACATCAACGATGTGCTGAACACGGAGGTGGGCGCGATCATGCGGCAGCAAGCGCCCGGTATGATTACCCCGTTTACGATGCCATTCGTGGGCAGGGAGGCGCTTCCGATCCTTGAGATGCTTGAGGCGGAGCGCGACAAACGTGTGGGCACGCATAATCTCGCACTAGAGGCAGATGCACTACAGAGCACTACAAAAGCCGCTGTTAACGCGCAAGTTGACGCTGCACGTCAGCGGTTGGAGCTGATCGCGAGAATCTATGCAGAGGTGGGGATGAAACGGTTGTTCAAGGGCCTACTTAGGCTACTTGTCCAGCACCAGGACCAAACGAAAATGGTCCGTCTCCGTAACGAGTTCGTGCCGATAGACCCGAGTGTCTGGAACGCGAACATGGATGTCACAGTAAACTGCGGCCTTGGCAACGGGCTAGAGGAAGATCGCATTGCGGTTCTCCAACAGACGCTCCAGGTGCAGAGAGAAGTGCTTACACAGATGGGCATGAGCAACCCGCTCGTCGGGCTCGGCCATGTCAGAAATACTCTAGAAAAACTTCTTGAGGCATCCGGTTACAAGGACTCGACACAATTCTTCAAGCCTGTGCCGTTGGACTTTGAGCCACCCCCACCGCCTGAACCAAAACCCGAGCCTGCCGAGCTGCTGGCTCAGGTCGAGATGCAGAAGATCCAGTCCGACATGATTATGGATGGTGAACGCCTGAAACTCGACTGGGCAAAATTAGAGTTAGACGTTGAAGAGGCAGAGCTGAAATATTCGCAAGCCATTGATGTCGCAGGCATCAAAGCAATGGTCGAAGAACGCAAGCGGAATCGCGTCCCGAATTGAATATCACAGCAGAGGACATCCTTGATAGCAAGATGTTCAAGGAAGCGGTTTCTTCCGCGAAACAGCGGATTCTCACTGAGTGGGCCGCGTGCAAAGAAGGTGCAGTACAACGAGAAGCCCTGTGGCACCAGTTACAGGCATCAGATGCAATCGTGCGAGAACTGCGGATAATCCGAGACAGGGACTCCGTTGAACGCCAAGCGAGGGAAGGATGAACGAGGGACAAGTTGGAATCACTGAAAGTGAAGCAGTAGATCGGTTCGCCAGTATGTTCGCGCCGCAACCAGCCGAGGCTGAGACGGGTCAAGAGGACGCACTGGAGCCAGAAGAGGGTATAGAGTTAGCGCCGGAGGACGCGGAGCTAGACGATGAAGTCCTTGAGGACGAGCAGGAGCTTCTTGAGGCAACCGAGGATGATGGTGAACCCCTCGACGATGATGGTGAGGAGCCTGGAGCTTATACCGTCCGTGTGGACGGCCAAGAGTTTGAGGTACCCCTCCCCGAATTGATCGCGGGGTACCAGCGCCAATCGGATTACACGAAAAAGACGCAGGCCGTTGCAGGTCAGCGCAAAACCCTGGACACAGAACTCAACGCGATGCGACAAGAGCGAGAGCAGTACGCTGCCGTGCTCCCGCAGCTTGAGCAAGTGATCCAGATGGGCGTGGGCCAAGAACCCCGAGAAGAACAGTATAGCTCTCGGGCGGATTACCTCTACGCTAAAGACCAGTTCGCCACACAGATGCAGCAGCTAGGCGCGATACAGCAAGAACGTGCGCGTGTCCATCAGCAGCAAGTGTATGAGCAAGAGCAACAGATTGCACAGTGGCGTGAGTCCCAAGCCTCCGCACTGAAGGACAAACTGCCCGAATGGTCAGACCAGAAAGTGCAAACGAAAGAGCAGGGGAACATCACGGACTATGCGAGGGCCGTTGGCTTCTCTGACGAGGAACTTGCCACGGTGTTTGATCACCGTATGGTCCTTGTCCTACGAGACGCGATGAAGTTTAGGCAGTTGCAAAGCACTGGTCGGCGCAAAGCCAAGAAAGCAAAAACCAAAGCAGCCTCTCCAGGGTCCGGTGATTCCGGTATCAGGAGCAGGCCAGACAAAGCCCTCCGCGAACGAGCAGCGTCAGGCACAGTTGACGATATCGCGCCGCTGATGGGCCAACTACTTACTAAAGGACATAAATAGAACATGGCACAGCTCGCCACCACGTTCAGCACCTACGATGCCGCTGGCATCCGTGAGGATCTGAGCGACTTGATTAGCAACATCAGCCCGACCGACTGCCCGTTCATGTCGAATATCGGGAGTGAGAGTTGCTCCAACACCTATTTTGAGTGGCAGACAGACGGCCTCGCAGCCGCTGCTGAAAACCACCAGGTCGAGGGCGATGACCTCGGCAACACCTATACCGCAGTCGCGGCCACGACTCGTCTCGGCAACTACACGAGCATCAGTCGTAAGGAGTTCCTGATCTCCGGTACGGAGCAGGAAGTCAATAAGGCTGGCCGCGCTTCTGAGCTTGGCTACCAGGCGACGAAGAAAGCGCGTGAATTGAAGCGGGACATTGAGGTCAACCTCACCGCCAACAACGCGGCAGTAGCTGGTGATGACACGACCGCTCGCGAGACTGGCGGACTGACCGCTTGGCTCAAGACGAACGTTTCGTCGAGCGCCACGGATTCCGTTGATCCTGTTTGGACGAGCGCACCCACGGGTGCCCGTTCTGACGGTGAGACTCGGGCCTTCACGGAGACACTGCTCAAGTCAGTGATCAAGAAGGTGTGGGACTCGGGCGGCGATCCATCAATTCTGATGGTTGGGTCGTTTAATAAGCAGGCTGTCAGTGCTTTTGCAGGGATCGCGGCGCAGCGGTTCCAGGCCCCTTCAGGCCCCTCGACCATCATTGGAGCGGCTGACGTATACGTGTCAGACTTCGGTAGCGTCTCGGTTGTTCCGAACCGTTTCCAGCCAGCGCGAGATGCGTTTATTCTTGACCCAAGTGCTGCTAGGGTGCGGCACCTCCGGCCATACCAGATCCATGAGATGGCTAAGACGGGTGACGGCGAGAAGCGTATGCTGATCTCTGAGTGTGGATTGCAGGTGGACAATGAAGCGGCGCACGGAATCGTGGCCGACCTCACCTCCTCGTAAGACTGAGCACGGGGGAGGGTGGGGCGTCACCGCCTTGCCCTCTCCCACTCATTACAAGGCACTAAAATGGCTTGGCATACCCGTATCATTGGCTACGACCCAGTGACAAAGATCGTGGAGCGGCACCACTTTGACCCAGACACTGGTGATCAAGTGCTAGAAACCACGGGCGATGTTACGGACATTGTAGCGGACACGAAAGCTAGGTATGCGATGGTGGATGAACGGGAACGCTGGCGCGACGGCTTCAATCATGTCGCGAGCATCCCACTACAAGTGATTGACAAGGTTCGCAGGGAGACTGGTGTGAACCTAATCGTGGACAGGGCCGCAATGAAAGAATTTTTGAACGACAGCGATAACCGGGCGTTCAGGACGCGGCCTGGTCGCATTTAATGGGAGGAGTACGGGCATGAGTAACAGGACGCTAGGACTTTGCTTGCCGTTCGCAGACAAGGTGGACGCCGAGTTCGCTCACGACCTTGCAATCGCGGTTGGGTATCACGCGGCCACGAGCGAGGACGCGCTAAACATTCACTACCGGCAGGGGACGCTACTTGCAGAGCAGCGCAACGAGCTGTGTAAGACTGCGCTAGAGAGTGGGGCAACGCACATCATTTTCATCGACACCGATCAGCGGTTCCCGAAAGACACATTTGAGCGCCTGATGGCGCATGATGTGGATATCGCGGGCGCAAATATTGCGAAGCGCCGTCGTCCGATTAGCGCGACGGCCCGGAGAGAGGTGCCGGGTGATGCGAACAAACTAGAGGCCATTTTCCCCGACAAGGAGGTGCGCGGTCTGGAGCGTTGTCATGTGCTCGGCACAGGTGTTTTGTGTATCCAGGCGCAGGCACTCATGCGGGTGCCTTACCCTTGGTTCGCTATGCCTTGGCTTGAAGAGGAGCAGCGTTTCGTAGGGGAGGATTTGTATTTCATGGGTTTATGCCGACAGGCAGGGGTTGAGGTATACGTTGACCATGACATCAGTTGGGAGATCGGTCATATCGGGACATATGTGTACGAGATGAAAGATGTGCTCGCTGAAAAAGCGATGGCAGACGCGGGAGCATGGGACCACCTACGCCCTGACATGATGGAGATGGTTTAGATGGCTGGTACCGCGATAATCGACAGCTACACCTCGCTCAAGAACGCGCTAGAGGATCACGCGAACCGTTCCGACATTGACGACGAGGGTGTTTCCGCGATGGCGATTGACCTCGCGGAAGCTCGGTTTAATCGTATGATCACGCACCCGGATCGCATCACAAGAGATGACACGTTCACGGTGGGGAGTCAGTACGAGCCGGTGCCCACGGACTTCTGGCGTGTCATGCGTTTTAGTCTGGACACGAGCCCGAGCCAGGCGCTTGAATACTTGTCACCGGAAGAGATGGCGCAGAAACGCCAGACACTCAGCGCGTCAGGCCGTCCCATCTACTACTCAGTGGTTGGTGACAATTTTGAGTTTCTCCCGACGCCGGGATCATCGTACACGGGACTACTTGTGTACCAGGCCGCGATCCCAGCCCTCGCGAGCAACGCAACGAATTGGCTGCTAGACAAGCACCCAGACATCTACCTGTGCGCGTCTTTAGTCGAGGTCCACCTATGGGCTCAAGACACAGAGCAGGCGGCGCTCTGGGACTCACGGCTTCAGCGTTCCCTGAAAGAAATTGAGATACAAGGCTCCCGTGAACAGCACGGTGGCACACCAGTCGCACGAGCGAAGCCGTTTGGCGGAGCATCTACGAGAGGATTATAGGCATGGTAGGATCAGTGAAGGCAGGCACAATCTCAGCAAGCGGGGATGTGTCACTAGGTCAGGCTTCAGGATCAAGGGTTTCTTCTTGGCTAGTCCAACTTGAGGCAGACGGCTCGTGGTCAGGTAGCTGCCAGCCAAAGGGCGCGGCCTCTGATACCGCGAACACGCTTATTAATCTCGGTTGGAAAGATATGGCAACCTCGGCAGTCGCGACGACCGCGCCTACGGGGGATGCGCTCATCTTGCTCGACTCCTCCGGTATCGACGTGGTACTGAGTTTCACCAGGGCCGCAGGCACCATGACCTACACCGCAATTCCATTGGTCGGCTGACCGTGGAGTTATTGCTACCTATCGTGACGCTCTGTGGCCTACTCGCCATCGCGAGGGTGATGTATTTGAGGCCGGTAGTGCTGGTGGTTGATGATA